GGCAGGCTGAGGCTGCTCCACTGCAGGCACCAGGTGCCGGTCGCGCCCGGCAACAGGCCGCCGTAGTTAACACCGTTAGCGTAGACGATCGAGTACTGCGGCGACGGCGGTTGCAGCGCGGCGACGTCTAAATTCACCTTGCCGAAGGCCAACCACGCATCATCCCCTTGCGTGCCGTTGCCGGGGTTATCGGTGATATTGCATTGGGTATCGCTCGCGGCGATGCAGTACACGTACAGCGGCGGCAGCTGTGCGCGCGCAACGCCGTGGCCGCCCAGCAGCGCGGCGAGCAACAGAAGCGCTGTGATGCGCTTCATGTCAGCCACCGACCGCTTGTGGTTGCACAGCGACAATGGCAGTTTCGCCGGTTTGCTCAACCTGTGCCCAGATCGCCTGAGCGAGGGTAAGTAAAAGAACGGGATTTGCCGCACCCAGCACCAGGCCGTCGCTGTTGGTGGACGGTTGTGCTGTTTGATTTGCAACCATGACCGAGACCCCGGTGGCATCGGGCGAGATCACCTGGACGAGCGCCGGCCCGGTGCCAATGTTCTGCCAGGTACCGGCAGTGACATTTGAACGGATAGACATAACATGAACCCCTTTTAATTCACCCGGGTAAACTTAACGTAGGCGCCGGCCAGCACGTTCAACGTGCCGCTGGTAACCGCCATTTCAAATGTGACAGATGTCGCGGTCGAGGGCATCGTGAAGGTGCCGCGCAACACGACCTGCTGTGTGGTCGAACTGAAGATGCTGCCACCGGTCATGCTGGCCGCGTTGCCGTACCAAATGTTGTCATTGCTGCCGCTACTCGGTCCCTCGACACAGGTGTTGAGGCCGCCGCCGATCGTCGGCACCACGCTACCGATGCCGCTGCTGCCGGTCGTGACGATGACCCGCGACTCCAGCGTGTTGGATGCAGCGGTGCCGTAGGACAACGGTGCATCAACTTCCATCGCGTAAACCGCGCCTGGCACAAGCGTAGTATCGGCGATGATCGCGGTGTAGCCGGTCGTGATGCCCGAGACGCCAGAGGGTTGGTAAGCGACCGTGATCGAACCCTCGCTCTGCGTGAACGTATTCTGCACGAAAGCGGTCGAAGCAACCTGGGTATTGGACGTGCCGTTCGCGGCGGTCGGCGTCGTCGGCACGCCGCCCAGCCCGGGCGAATTGCCGAAAATATAATTGATCGTGTTGACGGTGTAGGCGCCGTTGGAGATTTGCGTCGTCGTACTGTCGGTCGCGGCGGTTGGCACCGTTGGCACGCCGCCGAGTGCTGGGGACAAGCTCAGCACATTCTTGACGAAAGCTGTAGTGGCGAATGCGGTGCTGCTGTCGCCGGTAGCCTGCGTCGTACCTGCCTGGTACACGCCGCCGAATATCATACTTTCAATCGCATCGCCGCTGCGGTTGATGCTTATGGCGCAGTTGGCCCCCGAGTCGTTGTCAAGGTAAGCGCACAAGGTAATCGCAGTAGAAGTGGCCTGCCAGATCCACTTACCGTTATTCGGGGCGGACGGAGTGTTCCAGAGTTGAAGGATAGCGCCGCTGCCGTTAGCCTCAAGATCACCGGTTGTTGATACCACGGAGCCGCCGACCACCACCGGACCATTGATGGTCTGTGTTGCGCCGCTAACGGGATTTTTCACCACAGCATCGCTGACGGTGCCTGCTAACTGGAATTCCGTACCATCCCAAATGCTGGTGACGATAGCGCCAGCGTTAATTTCGCCTCCGCCTAACACTCCTGCTGGGGCGGTTAGTGCCGCGGCTCCGGCGCCATCGTTAAAAGTGCTCGTGCCAGTATTGGTGTGCGCGGCCTTGAAGCGTATCGGCATGCCGACCACATGAGCCGTGAGCGCGGGTGTCAACGCCACCACATAGGCGTTCACGCTGCCCGTGTCAACGGCGTAGTTATAGGCGTCGGTCTGCACCTGCGCCGGTTGCTGAAACTGCACCAGCCCACCGGCGGTCGGCAGCAGTGCCACCGTGTCGCCCGACACCCAGGTGAGCGCGCTGGTGCCCTCCTGCGCCCGCACCACCGTCCAGGTGGCGCCCGAAACGGCCGTGACCTTCACGATCTCGTCCGCCGTCACGATGCCCGACACCAGGTGCTCCAGCGTCGCGACGAACCAGTTACCGCCGCTGAGCGACGGAAACAGGGTGCTCGACGACACGGTGAGGGAGGTGGCGGAGGAGGTGGCGGGGGCGGCCAGCGTGGTCACAGCGTTGTTCGAGAACAACTGAACGCCAGCGGCGTGCGCCAGGCTCGAGGCTAGCAGCAGCAGTCCTAAAAGTAATCTATGTCGCAGCATATTCATGTTCACTGTTGTACGGCGAATTGGTTAAGCGGCCAGGTGTTGAGCGGCACGGTGTTGAGGGGGCCTAGATCGTTGTCGTAAACGTTGCCGGTGATCAAGACCCCGGCCGGTCGCGGCAACGCGCCCGAGTACTGAATGATCGCCAACTGCGTTGCGGTCGGGTTGAACAGAAACACATAGGTCAGGGTCATGTTCAGATTGTCCTGAACGTACACCAACCCCGAGCCGGCGAAGATCGCCGAGATCAATCGGTTCAGTGTCGGTATCGTCACGTTGCCGATGTTGGCGGCGGCCTTCACCAGGATCAATGTCTGAAAGTCGGCATCGTCGAGCGTAATGGAACCGGAAGGGGTCGATATCACATTCGAGACGCCGACAATCTTCCCCCACACCTGCAGCCCGTAGCCGACCGCGGTGCGAACGTTCCAGATGTACTGCAGGAACGCCGCGATGTTCGCCGACGGATCGATGGCGGCATCGAACGAGGTGATCAGCGCTACGAGGATCGGGCGCCAGGCGAAGCGGCTGATCAGCGTTTGGCTCCAGTTTTTCACGCTAGGTCAACCGCGATGCAGGAAGTTGCTGTACTCACACCAGCACCACGACCACGCTGTCCGCCGTGAGCGTCGGCATCTGGTCCACGCCCATCGACACGATGCCGCTCGACGGGTTCGAGTAATTGTAGCCGATGTGTATCGGCACGGTGTTCGCGGGCGCTGCGCTGTAGGTGATGCTGAGCACGCCGGTCGCGTAATTGATGACCGAACCGGCGGCGATACCGGTACCGGTGAGATTACCGTTGCCGTCGTCGGTCGCCACCACAGCACCGGCCGTGATGGCGACCGTGCCCGGGACCACCGACAGGTGCGCGGCGGTGTGCCCGAAGGTGACCGTCGAGCCGTTGCCGGTCCCCACGCTCTCGCTCGCCACCACCGTCTGCAACCCCACATCGATGCTCTCGATGTTGACCGCGGGGCTGATGAGGTTGATCTGCGTCGCGTAACGCGAACCGCTGATGGTCAGCCCAACGCCCGCCGGCACCGATTCGGCGGCATCGGTGCCGCTGAAGGTCGCCAGCACCGCGGCCTGCACCTGCGCCACGATGTCAGCGGGCAACGATGTATTGTTCTGCAGCGTAACTACGAAGTACACCGGCTTCGGCGCTGGCGTGAGCCACGTAATCACGTACTGCGGCTGTGAGCCGAGGGGGTAGGAGGTGTCGGCGACCGTGAAGGTGGTGTTGCCGTTGTACCCGCATCCGCCGTCCTTACCGTTCCAGATCGCCTGAGCAACGGCAGCCGCGACCCCGCCATAAACACTGACCAGGATCGAATGCGCGGCGACCGCGTAGTTGGTCGCGCCGACGTTGACCGGTGCGGCGGTGGGATTGTCGATGACGTAGGCTGACAGCACATTGGGCACCGCCAGCACCAGCCCCAAGATGGTCGGCGGGGTGCCGTGCGAATTGATAGCCACCGACTGACGACGACGGTTCTCAAACGCCGCCCGCGACTCGACCAGGTTGCCCAGCGCGGCGGCATTGGCGCTCGTGCACTGATCCCAGCCGTTGACCTGGGTAAAGATCTGGCACGGCGTGTTGCCGGGCCACGCTATGGGGCCCACCGTCTGGCACTGAAACGTGCCGACCGCCTGCCCTGTGGGCCCGAGGTTAATGGCACCGGTGGCGGCCCAGAAATAACCGCTCGGGTCCTGTATCAGCGCGCCGGCTGGAATCTGGACATTCGCCCCACCGAGGCAGGTTGCTGTTTTGACCGAGCCGGCGGCCGCAATGCGCTCCAGGTAGTAGATTGCGCCGATGGCATCCTGCCACGCGCCCTCGGCCTGATCAGGATCGACCATCGAGGCCGCATAAGCGATCTGCGCATTAGCGTCGCCGATGATCGCGGTGTCGCTAGAAATTATTTGCCCCTGCGGGGTGGTAGGGTCGGTGTTGAGGGCGCTGCCGTAGGCGGCGGTAAAGTCCGCCGCGCGCCCTGCGAGCACATCGGCCTCGGTCGGCACGACCGGCATACCGTTGACCCACGTGATCGGCGGGACGTTGGTCGTGTTCACAGCGGAATCGCCGATTGGTTGCCGTCGGTGTCAATGATTACCACCTGCCCAATTAGGCCGCGCTTGACATTGGTTCCCCCGATGCTCGCCTGTGCCGTCGCCACATCGGGCACCAGCAGCGCCTGCGCCTCAAGTTGCGAGGTAACGTAGGAGGCGGGCGGGCGCTGACCGAAGATGCCTTGCCAGTAAGGAACGCCGCGACTGTTATCGTACCACGGCTCGCCGAGGAAGGTGCTGAGCGCGGTGGCTACGTCCTGCGCGATCGAGTACGGGGCGTCGGCAACGGCAACGTTACCTTGCGCGTCCAAACATGAATCCCCGGTGCTCCAATCAAGTAAAAAGGTGCGGTGGCTTATTGGCATACGTGGTCACTTCTTGGCTGGCCATTTTGTTCGCCAAGCCATTCTCTTGGAGACGTGTTCAGCTGACTGCTTTTTACCTTTAAATGCTACCGATAGTTTTGCCTTTGCTTCCGCAGAAAGTTTTTTGCCTTTACTAAGCGCCGCTAATTTCACCTTAGTCTCTGCAGAATGGTGCTTTCCTTTAAATGAAGGTATTTGGCCCCGATGTGATGCTGATTGTTTGGCCCGCCATTCAGCCGAGCGAGGCGGCATTTTTCTCCCAATACCTGCGGCTGATACCTTAGCCCTGGTTTCAGCTGAATGAATCCTGCCCTTATTAGCAACGGACACTTTGGCTTTAGCTTCTTCAGAATGAGTCCATCCTGATATCCCATCTCCTCCGTCAGTTTCGTTGTAACCATGACCGCCAACAGTACGCGTCCCGTAAAAGCAAATATAAAATCTCTCAAGATCATTCAGCAGTGACGAGTCGCAACGCAGTACTTCGTAAACTGAAAAACTCTCCAAACCATATTTGCGCATGGCTCTATAGAGAGCAAAAGACTCGCCACAAATAGCCGCACTTTTGTGTGCGCGGAACCTTGCAACTACAGACTTTATCGTCTTGCCAACATAGCCTTTGCCGTTGACAACATTGCGAATCAAATAAATAAATCCGTCCACGCCATCATCCATTCGGAAACGTCAGCATGTAAAGGCAACCATTCATAGCGCTATTCTACGCTAATCCTGCTACACCGGTGGCCCGGTGTTACCGCCTTGCGGATCGGGGTGAATGTGAGTGCCAAGCACCTTGCCCGCCGCATCCGTGATTTCGCCCGCGTTGCTAATCACGGCGCCGTTAGCGTTGATAGGCCCTGTCATGTTGATCTGCGCCCCTTGAATGGTGATCGTGTTGGGCGACAGCAGCGTTATGCCAGCAGCGTTCGCCAGGATGTACTGCGTGATCGCTACGGCGCTAACGATCGAATACAGGTAGACCAAGTCCGAGACATCGTGCGTGCGCGCCGAGCCCGGGCCCGCGAGCCCGGCGGCAGCGATCACGCTGCTGATATCCCGGTCGCATGCGATCGCCAGCCCAATGTCGCCCACCGCCGGATCGACGACGATGGCGGTCGCACCGGCCTGAATGCGACAAAACGATGCCCCGTAGGTGACGCCGAGAGACCACAGTTTGCCCGCGCCGTCGACCGCTTGCACCAGCGGCTGCACGGCGACCGTGCCGATCGCGGGCGGGGTGCCGGCGCCCGGGTGCACGGCTACGACCTTGACCGGGATCGCGGTGCGAATGTCCTTGATGAGCGACAGGATCAGCGCCTGCGTGCGCAGCGCCTCGACCGACAGCTCTGAGGCGCCGAAGTTCGGCTGCGAAGATGCGATCATGTGAACGGCGCCGACAGTATCGCGGTCGTGAACCACGGGCCACGGTCGACCATCGTGGACAGCGAGTGCTGAACATTGACAATGTTCCAGAGGCCGTTGGCGTTCTTCAGCCTGGAGCCCACCACATTCATCTGTTGATGTAGATGCACCCGCGAGTTCCACAGGGAGGTGACAATGATGCCCGCCTCCCAGAACTGCGGATACCCGACCATCGCTGGCGTCGTCCCGGGACCTACGTCTATCACCGTGTCGTCGACCGGCTTGCCGCGCGTCCAGATCACAATCGTGCTGCCGTTCAGCGTCCAACCGAATTGCGCAGCGTCCGCGATCTGATCAATCTGATCGATCACGCTCCCGTAGGTTGCCTGGTTGCGCAGCACCGCGTGCGCGCCGCTGGGGTTGCTGAACGTGAGGCCCGCGGCGGCGCACAGCGACGCAATCAGCTTTTCAGCGTTCTGCGACCCCGGCTGCGACTGCGCGGCGATGGTCGTCGTGCCCAGATAGATGCCGCTCGCATTGACCACGAACGCCGACTCCGGCGCATCCACCAGGTCAATGTACGACTGCCAGATCGGCGCCTGCACCACTGAGGTCAAACTGCTGCCAAGGTCCCCGGCCTCGATCACAATCTCGAATTGATCCACACCCACGCCAGCCGAAAACTTCGATGAGTAGGAGTTCATCTGGCCTTCGGACAGGCCCCAGATCTTCACCTGCGCCTGTGACCCCAAGCGCCCGTCGCTGGCCTGAATGCTAGCTATCGCGCGCAGGCCGCTCGCCGAGAAACTGCCCGAAGCGGCGCCGCTGAAGGTGAAGGACAACGCCTTTTCGGTGAACGCCATTCACGCCGACTCATAGACCAAGATGTACCGCGAACCCAGCCCGTCGTAGGACGGGTCGCTGTCGCCCTGCGTATCGACGAAATACAACCACCCCAGGAACCCCAGGTACTGCTGCCGCACAAGGCCGACGCGATCGTTGCAGTAGCGGCCCGCAATCACCTGCTGCCCGGCAACGCTGAGACTCGCAAACAACCCGGTCACCATTTGCTGCAAAATGATCTCGCAGTCCTGACCGTCGAGCGTCGCCTCGAGCGTTTGCGCCGGCAACGGTTGAAGGGGGAGCACCTGCTGCGTCACCACGCCGCCCCTGACGGCGGCGTACCACCGTTGCCTATCGGCGGCAGCGCCAACGGGTTATTGATGCCCGCGGCGACCAGCTGCGGGTCGGTGTACTGCGGCGGCGCCAGCGCCGGCACAATCGGCGGGTTCGAGATGGAGGCCTGCTGCGACTTGCTCGGCTTCACCGACGACACCGACCCCACGTGAACCGGCGGGGCACCCTGCGGGGCGCTGGTCGGCGGGGCACTCACCACGACATTCTTCGACCTCTCTTCCTCCCACTGCGTGTCGGCCCAGATCGTGATCGCACCGCGCTCGGCCTTACGGCTGTAACCAAACCCCTTCAGCGCCATGTTGTCGTAGGAGTCGTTGGGCAGCGCGACCGTCACGACCTGCGTCCCCTCGCGCAGGTCCTTCAGCGTTGAGAGGAATGAGGTGTAGGGTGTGTTTTTGCCCTGGCATGCCAGCAGCAAGCGCACTCGCGCCGGCCGCTGCACGCGGTTATAGGCCTGGAACTGACCCAGCTCGATCGGGTGCGTGTTTATTTCGGAGTCAACGCTTACCTCTAATTCGACAGCCGAATCAGGAAGGAGGATCGGATTGCCCTTGGCGTCCACAATCGAGTAGGAAGGGTCGAGCGGCTGCAACCCTAAGCCCGCATACAGCGCACTGCTGCCGAACACCGAACCGGCCGGGAGCCCGAGCTGCGCGGCAAGGGCCGCTGCG